CAAACATTAACAAAATGAACAAAATTCAATTTGGGAGGATGCCTCCCATCAATATTCACAAAAAGCCCGGGCACAAGCGTGTCCGGGGTGTTGTCAAGCAGGACGGTTTGGAGCGCAATGCCCACACTGTTTACGATAACGAGGTGAGATTCGAGAACATTGTACCAGTTGTGAATGTGTGCCGCGAGAAAGATGACGACTCCCCAGATGTGGGGGTCGCTAAGGGCGCCATTCTGGCAGGAGTACCAGTGACAGTCCCGACAAATACCGCCGGTGCCACCATGCACGCTATGAAGAAGAGGTGTGATTTCTCTCCTTCTGTAAAAACAATGGATTCCTTCAAAATTGGTCACGAGATTCTCATGACCAAGTTTAATCCTTTGGAACCCATGAGAGTCGATGAGTACCTCCTCGAGAAGTACTTTCGCAAGTGTGGTGGCGCAAAGGCCGAGCGGTTGGCAGATGCCCTTAGGGGCTCGGAATGGACTTTCGATGGTGACACAAAACATGTGTTCGCGAAACAAGAAGTGCTCCTGAAGGACCACGGGGCCCAGCCGCGCATTGTATATCAAGGCACAGATATGTACAATGCAATAACTGGGGCTGTCGTGATGGAACTCAACGACAGGATGAAGCAGGTTTTCTCTCTGAGGAACCCCATGAACACAGGCAACCGGGTTGTCTATGCGTGTGGAGTTTCCGGTGAGGAGCTTGGTGATGTCATGGAGACCTCCGTGGGAGAGCCAGTGGAGTGCGACGCAAAGAATAATGATGGGAGCCAAAGTGCAGAATTTCGCAAACCAGAGGCGATGTTCTACATGAAATTGGGAGCCCCGTTGTGGTTTGTGCGGGAGTTTGCGAAGAATGTTTCGGTGCGTGTGTGGACTAGGTATGGTGTCGTCGCACGCGTCAAGGGTCAGAGGTGGTCTGGGGAGACGACCACCACTACCGGAAATTCTTACGTACACATGTGTCTTATCCAGGCTGCTTTGCTTGGAGCGGGTATGACACAGAGCACAAACATACACGGTGGGGACGACTACCTTGGGTATGTCACGGGTGATGTCGGGCAGTTCCAGTCTGCCATTGAGCATGTGTACGACGACAGCGGTATGACCGCTGAGGTCGTTCCACAGGCTGGCCGACATCATGCTACCTTTTATCGCAAGAGGTATGTCCGTGGCACCATTGGGTGTCGTCCTGTCCCGCAATTCGGGCGTGTGTTGTCGAAGTTGAACATCAGGGCCAATCGCAATGGTGAGGTCAACGACAGAGACTACATGGCAGGCAAGTATTTGTCTGCCGCGTATGAACATCGACACGTGCCCGGAATAAAAGATCTGCTCATCAACACTGCGACGGCACTGTCAGGAGAACCCTATTTCGACGTCACTTCGTCGAAATTGGCCGAAATGGGGGGAAAAGAAAAAGTGTTGCAGGTTGTGGAAGAGGCCGCGGCCCATGACGTCTCTGAGTTTTCGGAGTTCTTGGGTCAGGTGTACGGGATAGGTTTTGAGGACCTTGTGAAAACGTACGGCGATGTCGCCCAGAGTTGTCTTGATTACTGTGACAACTGGGTGAAGGTCGATCACAAGGGCAAGACCCGGAATGTCACCAAGAATTCTCGTTACAGCGTTCCGAAGCTGTGCGGAGATACGGTCGAGGCCCTCGTCCGCTGTGACACGTAAGTCGTGAACAGATTTCCTTGCTTGATGGGTGAATAACAAC